GCGTCAGTCCATAAAGGCAATGAAGGGAATTGTGCCATTAATCATCCAACCTTTCACATCTGTCCTAAAAAATTTGTGGCGGGCTGGTCAGATGAAGGGCCACAATAAGAGCAACCAAATTGTTTTTTTCACCACAATGTTATTATAATTATGTTCTTATATGCAAGCAAGCCCCTTGGTTGTTAATTTATACTTGATTGCTTTTCTGCCACTTTTGCCAATGTAAATTTCATTAGCGTCTTCAATCAATCCTTTTTTCTTTAACTCGCTCATGCGTCTAAAAGCAGGCCATCCAAGAATGTTGTCAATTTCTTCGGCAGCTAATGGTAATTTCATATCCATCATAATGTCTAAGATTGCTCGCTGTTGATTGCCTAGCATTTCAGATGACATAGAGTTTGCAGCTTCATGGCTCGTCCACGGATCATCTGTTCTTGCGTGTGCCTTAGTTGGCAAGTCAAATAAATCTGTCATAATTTTCTCCATCTTTCCAATTTTGATAATCAAGCTCCGCAGCTTTAGCGCAAAAATAACACGCATCTATTCCACCAAAGATTGTGACAATCATCTCTTGGTCTTCGGTGTATTTTTTAATTTTCTTGTGAAAGCGTTTGGTTTTCAACGCAATCATTTTTTCGCCCTTACAGATGTAACAGGTCATCGCTTAATCTCTGTAATTTTGATGTTATGAATAGCCTCAACCAATTTCTTTTTGAGCTTATATACTTGCGTCTTAACACCCTTTACATCCTCAATCACTTGCTTACCTCGCTCCAGATACATAAAGTCAGCTACATATGTGCAAATTTTTACTTTTGCCACCACACAATCAAAACGTGGTTGCAAAATCAGATTTGATATAACGTTAGCTTGTGCAAGTAACTTCAGCTCTGCGTAGCGTTTAGCCTCTGCCTTGGACGCAAAGGTGATCCCATCTATGGTTGTTTTAATGGCGTTGTATTTATGACGTTTCATTATTAAAAACCATCATTTTTTGTTCTGGTTCCTTTGCTTGTGTTACAAAAAAATTAGGTTGCTCATATGCTTTTTCTATTCGACTGCAAGCAATGTCAAAATATTTAGGATTTATTTCAACGCCTATAAATTTTTTTCCTAAATTTACTGCAACAACCCCTGATGTTCCGCTACCCATAAAAGGGTCATATATGTTGTCAGAATCTACCCAATCTATTAAACGATTAATTAATTTCTCAGGCTTGCCCCATGCACCTAAAGGGCCAGACATATTTCGGGGGAATATTTGCACACTATTTAAATGCTTTTGTCTTTTAGGCTTATATGTTCTGCGCCCTAAACAATCTTTGCCAATGCTGCTTTTCCCTTTTTTTTGCGCTTTTGTTTCTTGCAATTCTCCAACACTTGCTGCTTTAGTTGCCCCATATATATAAATATAATCATGCGTTATTCTTGGCAAATTTTTGCTTACCCATCGCCCATCCGCAAAATGCCAAACTAACTCGCACCTTGGTTTTCCTAAAGAATTTTCAACATTTGATCTTGAGGTTGGAGAACAAAAAGCAATAGCAGTTTTATATGAAGGAATATTAAAGCTACCCCATAATTCAAATGGTGGGTCTAAAAACAACAAATCTATTTTAAATAGCTTTTCTGCCAACATATCAGTTGAGTCAGCTTCATACAAAGTGCAGTCACCTATAATTGTCGGCTTCATGGTTGCCTACCAAATACGTCAGGCCGTAGCTTGTGCCTAGAAATGCCTGTTATTGCTTCAACCGCTATGCAACGATCTGCTGGTATCTTCTTCCAACCAGATACAGATGGTTGAGATATTTTTAATAGGTCTGCAAGTGCTTTCGCACCACCAGCTTTCTTCAATGCTTTAGCTGTTATTTCATTTCGTTCAATCATACCCTTACCAATTCCATGCCATAATTATTTACGCCTTCTTTAACGATTGTTCTTGCACTTCGTTTTAATTTATTTCTTTTAAAAGGTGAATAATTTACTTGATGCTGCCACCGATCAAACTTCCAAACAACTCTAGCAACGTCTGGGTGTTGCCTTGCTAAACTTTCAGCAAATTCTTTTCGCTTATCGCCTGTATTATAAATCGTGTCTGTATTACCACCCTTCATTCTCATAGTTGTCGTTTTTTCTGCTAAAAACGCATTGAATTGTATAGTACACCAACCATCTTTTAATGCCCTTAAACAAATATCGGTGTCTTCATTGTATCGCCCACGCCAACGATAAGGTATTGCATTGTTAATCAGCGTTGTTGAATAGACCCGTGTGTTTAATATATAGGGCGATATGTTTTCGTTTCTATCTTTTGCAAAACCAACATTATTAAAACCACTAAATGCTACATTAGTGTAACGATTGGTAAAGTCTTCAGCGCATTTAAAAATTGTTCCACTACCTACTGGTATTCTTCGATTTAAATTAAGGCGTAGAAAATTCGTAATATTGTCATCTATTAGCCAATGCTTTTCCCAACCTTCTTTTATTGAATGTTCCCAAATCCAATTCCTTACAGGTATTGACCCCTGCCCTAATTCACTAAAATTATCAGGAAGCGTTAAAATTTTTTGTGCGCTTATAACTCTCGCATATTCTTTATATTCGTCAGGCTCAACCACTACTCGAAAAGGGACGTTTTTCTTTTCAAGCGTTTTTACTGTTAAACGACTTTCCCAACGCCCTTTTGATAAAATATATATTGGATATTTTGGGTTCATTTTTTTTGATCTACATATAAAAAATTTTTAGGTGCAACATATCCCTCTTGTTGTGGATACCACAGACTAGCTGTTTTACTTGTTATTGTCTGTCCTATTAATTCTGCAAACTGTTTAACATCTTCTTGGCTTTGAAAACTAATTGTTATTCTTTGAAATGGCTCTGTGTTTCCCATTACAAACTCTGGCATGGATTGCCATTCTTTTTCCCAATCTTTCGTTGCGCCCATAGCATCTAATAAGTTAGGCTGTTTATTAAATTCAATTTTTTCTAGTAGTTCTTCTTTAGCTGTCTGTTTATTATTACTCATGTTTATAGCCAATCAATACAATCAACATTACAGTCAATTTCTTTATACGGAATAAATTCATCATGTGCTGATAAAAAAGTCTTATCTGATACTGCTACATCAATTCACCCCATGATCGTTTATGTAATCTTGCACATAATCCTTCCATTTCTTTTAACTTTTTAAAAATATCGTCCACATTATCTTCTTTACTTATCGAGGCTTTGTTTTTTTCTATAAAGCTCGTTCGATACTCTTTCAGATGCTCTATTACCAGTTGCGTTAAATCTTTTGTACTGCAACTAAGCGGATGAACCACAATGCTTTCAATAGGCTCTGCTTCTATCGGAGCAGCAGCCATATCAAACCAAACGTAGCCATCGCCTCGCACAACTTCTACCTTAAGATTAGGAAAAGTTGCTTTTACTGCTTTGTTAACTTGCTTAAAGTTTGTCCTCGCTGTTTTTACTATTCATCTATTATTCACAAAAAAAAAGTATAGGCAAGTCCTTTTTTTCTTGCAATAGGTTTTTAGATGTGCATAATCAACATTAGGAAACAAAAACGAGGAACAAAACAATGAAAACAATTGCTGAATATATGACCCAAGCCAATGTTGCTATGGCTAAAAATAGCTTTCCTACAAAAGCCTCTCAAAAAGAAGCTATTGTTAATTTAAATCGTGCTTTTAGCCAAATTGCAGACGTAAAAGATTATGATGGCTTAGAAGCTGCTGGTTATAAATGGTTTCACATTTGCAATGATTTACATCAGGTTAGAGAAAAGCATGAGCCAATCTTTAAGGCTGCTGGCATTGATTGGTATTTAGTTCAAAAACTAATTAAGATGCGTAACGATATTCGGGCAATGCCTGTTATCAAGCCAGCCCCCAAGCCTGTTGCAAAACCAACTGGCAACCAAGCAACTCATCAAGGCACTTGTCAGGTATGTGGTAGCGTCCATAAAGTTGGCAACAAGAGTGGCAAAATAGCTACTCATGGTTACACAGTCGAGCATAATTTTTTTAATAACGAGTGTAATGGTGGGCATCAACTTCCTTTTGAGGTTTCGTGCGACTTTCTAAAAAACCATATTAACGACATGGTAGTCTTAATTCCCACAATTGACCCAAAGGGCTTTCGTGAACACAAAAACCGCTATGGGCGTGACTGCAAAGTCTCAAACAAAGCGATTATCAAGTCTTTACAAGAAGAAGTTGTGTATCAAAAAGAGCGTCTAGCTAATTGGACACCAAAAAAACTTATTGAGATAGGGGCTTAACAGCCCCCTTCTCTTTACAATTAAAC